TTTTTTTTGAAGACCATATGTTCGTCTCCACCCACAATAACATGGGAATAAAAGTGATTTTAACGTCTACTTATGACGGGCTAACAATTACACCATCAAAGGGATGATCAATATCACATGCCACCGGACTAGGCTTACCTTCCTTATCAAATTTAACATGATAATGTACAGGAACAGGAAGAGTATTGGCCATTTCGGATTTACGCTTGCAATCTAGATCATAACTTTTAGGCTTATCAACATCTACAACAAGACCTTGCAGTTTTTGTTCGCGCTGAAGCCGAGCGCTCAATTCGGGAAATTCTCGTAAAACCGATAATTGCTTTTTCTCATCGACAACAATACCTTGTTCACACAACTGAGAAAGAATTTCATTAGGAGTAGCAACAATGCCACTATCCTTCAAACGACGATTAACTTCTGACAACTTATTATCAAAGTCAGCTAGTCTCTCATCAACAGTTTTAATTTTTTGCTCAGAAAAACCAATAGGAGTATAAAACATATAAAACTCCATAGTAGAATAGGTAGTAGATCCCATAAAATAATCAAAATACAAATTTCTAGTACCATTTCCAATTAAAATGTCATAAACACCATAATTAACACATAACGTAGCAGCACTATTGGAAGTGCTTTTAACTGAAATCTGAGTAATAGTATTACCAGGATCAAAACTACGATCAACAGGTGTAATATAACCATTTGGGTCAACAACAGTGCCAGTAGAACTAGTCGCTATAAAAACACGAAACATAGTACTAGGCAATCGAGCAAGAGTGCTATACAAAACACCACCAACATTTACAGTTCCAACATTTACACCAGTATTATTAAAAATCAAGGTGCGAGAAGTACCAAAAGGCAAAGCAGCAGTAATTTGGCTATTAGACGTAAAATGAAGAACGCCCTGATTAATACTAGGCACTTGAGGAACGTCATCCTGTTGAAGATACAAAGAAACGTCATAATCAAGGTACAAATTACCAAGCTCACTAATCGCATTGGACCCAAGCAAATTATCAACAATAATATTGAAATTACCAACACTAGTTAATCGTTTATCTTGAGTGCCGGCAGAATCAATATAAAAAAGCTCGTTAGTGACTTTACCATCAATAGAGGACTTAGTCAAAGCAGTAGGCATAGACCACGAAATATCACCACGCCAAACATTAAAAGATTTCCAACCAGGACGCTGAATAGCAGACCCTAACCGCTGACTCTGAGGAAGAGTCTGAATATTATCGTTAGGTTCAGAGTTCCAAAAACCACCAATACTACCAAGTTCACTCTGAGGGAGACCAGTAGACAAACGAAAAGTGAGCTTATTAATCCAAAAACGCTGATAAAAATTAGACACTTGAGCCAACTTAGTAATTAACATATCAAGAGGATTCAAATTCTGACGAAAAACAAAAGAACCAGTCTTATCGTCATCAACAGCTTTCAAACCGGCAATAACCAAACCAGAACCAGTTAAACGATTTTCTTGAAATTTCATTCCTTTACCTTTTTTAAAAGATTGGGTTAAGATACCTTGACGAGGCATCTTAGTCTTAGGCATCAAGTAAGACATAGAGGAACTATTATTTGGATTTTTATTCTGTTTTTTCTTTTTCTGCTTTTTCATCTGCTTTTGCTCTTTCTTAACCATCTTAACAAATTTCTTTTCGGCAGCTTTAACAGACATTGCAGTTTTAGGAGGACCAGGATTCGGCTCTATTCCAACTAGAGCTTTTTTTAAAAGACTTAGCGTCAGCACGCTGAGACATTTCCTTTTGACGACGTTTAATACGCTTAGGGATAATACCCATAGCATCAGCAACAACAGACAATCCAGCAGCAGCAAGACGACCAAGGGGGTTCATTTTATCATGACGGTGCAAACGATTACCGTTAACATATCCAGAATCAACATTAAAGCGATCTTCATTTTCTAGAAAACCAGCTTGCTTAAAAACATTCATATTCTGAGGAGGTTGCATATCTTTAATTTTAAAACAGGAGTGGCCAATTACATCAAAAAACCTGTCTTGATAAATATACATAGAAAGTATTTGTTGAAATGTCTTTCTAGAGGCAACAACTTCATCCCAAGTTAAACCAAAACTATCTCTACCTTTAGATACAAGGAGATTAAAATTTTCACGAACAAAATTATTCAAAAAACATTCCATCATCTGATAGAGTTCAGGATGTGGAAAAGCCAAAATCAACAATTGAGAAGTGCGAACGTAAGTCAAACGTAAAGAACGATCGCGACTACCAAAAAACCAAGAAGCAAAAATCTTTTCTTTACTAAGCACAGGAATATAAATACAATAAGACTTATATATATACATTTGGGTTAAACGACTACAAAAAGTATTATCTTGAACTTGTCTAGGAACAGAAGATTCAAGCTTAACAGTAGCTCCCAAATCAACGGCATACAACAATAAAGTATACGCGTCACCGTTGAAATGAAAAAGAGCATCATCACCACAAATAAAAGAAACTAGAATAGAATCAAATTTATTAACAGAAAACTCCAAAAAATTATCTTTACAATATCGTATATAACAATAAACAAAAATAAAATACAAGAAGAAACAATTAGTTTGAATGGTGGTGGGTTGACCACTACTATTACCAGAAGCTTTTCGAAATATCTGTCCATCAACAGAAAAGTGTGCATACAATTGATCAGAAAACAACTTGCGAAAACGATCGTAATGTTCAGGAGTCTGATACACAGAAGAAAAAGAATTATAACGAAGCTGAAACTCCATAAA